TTTTTACTGCGCAAGAGCAATCTCTTGTTCGCAACCTCGTATCAGTCAGCGATATTTCTGGTCAATCAGGCAAGACCATTCAAGTGCCTGTCTACCCTGAAATCTCAGCATCAGCCTTAACCGAAGGTACTGACCTTTCAAGCACTGCGGTATCAACCTCTAGCAAGACCATCACTGTATCCGAAGTGGGCGTTCAAGCAATCCTAACTGATCTTGCCGCGCAATCTGCTTCTGGCGATGTGGCTGGCGACTTAGGCCGTATTTTAGGCGAAGCCGTAGCCAAGAAGATGGACACCGATTTGATCGGCTTGTTCTCTGGTTTCTCCACAGGCTTCGGCGCTGCTGGCTCTGAGTTGACGGCTGCTGACTTCTTTAAAGCGGCTGCAACGTTACGCGCTAATAACGCTAACGGTCAAGCCTCTGCGGTAATTCACCCCTATCAGGCGTACCAGCTAAAGGCCAACATGACCAATAGCTTCGCTAACCCGAATGGCGGCGACTTGCAGAACGAAGCCATGCGCTCAGGCTATGTAGGTACTCTAGCGGGTATCAACATTTACGAATCTGCCAACGTTGCTGTTGACGGTTCTGATGATGCAGTAGGCGCAATCTTCGTACCTCAAGCTCTTGGCCTAGCGGTTAAGTGGGACGTTAAAATTGAACCGCAGCGTGACGCTTCAATCCGTGGTTGGGAGCTTAACGCTACCGCCGCTTATGGCGTAGGCGAGTTGGTTGATTCACACGGTGTAAGCCTAACCTTTGACGCTGCTCTGTAAGGAGTAGCTCATGGCTATGTCTGCTGACAGTGATTTGTCGGCCATCTTACCTGACATTTTTGACCTTGGGTTTAACACTTTTGCGAGTGAACACTCTAAGGCAAAAGCCGATCTTGAGCGCAGATTGCGCCGAGATTGGTGGCCCAAGACGGGTCGGTCAGGTGAGTTAAATGCCACTCTACTCACTGAGTCGCAATTCACCAAATGTGCCGCTTATTTAGTGTTGTGGAAACACGCGCTACCAAAGCTGACAACTTGGGAGGAAGGAGATCGTTTTCATAGAATGATCGACTTTTTCAAGAAACGCTACGAGGAAGAATGGGAAGACGTATTAATGGACGGCGTTGAGTATGACGCGAATGACAACGGTATTGTGTCAAACGCAGAAAAGCAACCCATCCATTTTGGCAGGCTGACCCGCTAATGAATGTCGCACTGGCTATTGATACATCCGCGTATAAGGATGCTTTAAATAAAGCTCAACCCACCCCGCAGCAAAAGCAACGGGCGTTAGGTAGGGCCGCATCAGGGTATGTATTGGATATGGAAAAACGAGTTGATAAAGGCGTAGGTCTTTATGGACGGATGAAGCCATACCATCCGAAGTACGCAGAGTATCGAAATAGCAGAGGCCGAAGAACTGACATTGTGGATTTGCAGTTTACGGGTCAGATGCTTGCCGATATGGGCGTGGTTTCTTTAAGCCCGACTAAGGCTGTGATTAGTTTCTCGCAGCAAAAGCAGCGCATTAAAGCGATCAGCAACCAGCGCAAGCGTCCTTGGTTTGGGGTGAATGACAGTGAACATACGCGAATTTTATCGCGCTATAAGCGGGAGATATTCCGATGAGTGCGCGTGAGAATATTGCGGCCAATCTTGTCACCACGCTAGGCTCAATGACTGGCCCAATATTAAAAAAGATCACCCGCGAGCCGTTTGATTATGAACGGTTATCTAACGCGCAATTTCCCGCTGTTTGGGTGCAAAGCGCAGAAGAAACACGCGGCGATATAACGCTCGGTGGAGTGCGTGAATCCACCATTAATTATCGCATTATTGGCTTTGTTAAAGGGGCTAATATTGATACAGCACGAAACGAACTGATTGAAGGAATTGAGAACGCGCTTGACGTTGATCGCACTCGCGGCGGCTACGCCAAAGACACTCAGATTCTAACGGTAGATACCGATCAAGGGGCAACTGACCCAGTGGGTGGAATCACTATTACTGCACAAGTTCGTTATCAATACATGAGAGGAGATTTGTGATGCAAATGTATCGCGGTTCGGAAACTGCCGAGGTTCACGCTTCGCAGATCGACACAATGAAAAATCGGGGCTGGTCGGCTTCCCCTGATAAAAAGCCATCAAAAACTACCAAAAATGAGGTGAAAACAGATGGCTAACCATTTATCAACAGACAGCACAGTAAAAATCGGCAGCTCAACAGTAGGTGAGCTTAAAAGTTTTACCGTTACACAGACAGCAGGAACGCTTGAATCTAGCGTATTAGGCAGCACCGCAAAAACATTTAAAGCGGGTTTAACCTCTTGGTCAGGTTCGGCAGACGCCAACTGGGATGAGGCAGATGCGGGTCAGACCGCTATATCTATCGGGTCAACGGTGGTGTTCAACGCTTATTTTGAAGGTGTAGCTTCTGGCGATACCTATCAAACAGGCTCGGCAATCGTTACCGAAATTACAACAAGCACTGTTGTTGACGGTTTTGTTGAGGCTAGCTTTTCTTTCACTGGTACTGGTGCGCTAACCATTACCACTGTGTAGCCAGTTTGACGGCTAGGCTTTATAGCTGAAAGGCGTTCCCCCGATGCGCTTGCCGTTAATTTAGTCGGGGATTAATTAGGGGATTTATTATGAGTTTGATTGATAATGCGGTAGCGCATTTTAACGCCAAAGAGACACGCACATTAGAAGTGCCTCAGTGGGGTACTACGCTATACGCCAAGAATTTAAGTCTTCAAGACAAGGCTAAGTGGCTTAACAAAGCCAATGGCAATACGACGGATTATTTGCTTTATGCCGTAATCTACGGCGTAGAGAGTAAAGATGGTGAAGCCGAGTTTAGTCTTGAGGATAAAATCAAGCTTCGCCGCAAGGTTGATCCCGAAGTTTTATCCAAGGTCGCTAACTTTGTGTTAGCTGCTGATGGTGCTGATGAGGATGAACGCGAAAAAAACTAATTGACCAAGGCCAGCCAACGAGCCTCTACGCGATGTTTTCGTTAGCCGACCACCTTGGTCAACCCATTAGCACGATAACCGCAATGACGGTGAGTGAGTTTAACTACTGGTTCACATTCTTGCGAATGAAGGAACAGAGGGCAGAAGATGGCAGAGCAAAACATTAAAGTCACGTTAACGGCCAAGGATGATACTTCCCGCGCCTTTAACTCTGCCGAAAAGAACCTCAAAAAGTTTGAGTCGCAAAGCCGAAAGGCCACTAAGCAAACGCGCTCAATGCGTGGCTCAATGGGTCAATTAGGCTATCAAGTTCAAGACGTTGCGGTTCAACTTCAAATGGGCCAGAACGCCATGATGATCTTTGGCCAACAGGGTTCACAGATCGCCTCTATATTTGGCCCCAGCGGTGCGGTTATCGGTGCGTTATTAGCGGTTACTGCGGCCCTTGGTACGGCGTTAATGCCTAGCTTATTTAATGCTAAAGACTCATTTAAAGAGTTTAAGAAAGTGGCCGACCAAGCCAAAAACTCTGTTATCACAATGACGGACGGCATTTATGGGTTAAGCGATAGCTTTAAGGAAATGGCCGCACATAGCCGAGAAGCAGCACAGCTTGAAGTGGCATTAATGTTTGCTAGATCACAGCAAGCCGCCGATCTACTGCGCGAGTCACTCACTGGAACCACTGGCTTAACTGGCGCATTTCAAGACGTTGAGGCAGATACCGCTAGGCTCATTGCAGCATTAACCAGCGTACCCACAGCGGGTAAGCGGTTTGCCGCCCTCAAAGGCACCATCGACAAGCTAGGCTTATCCATAGGCCAAGTCACTGAGGCCAGCCGTTTATTCAAATTAGCCACATCAGAAGATGCTACAGCCAAGCAGATTAATGAGTCTGTTAACGCAATAGCTGCTCTTGCGGTTTCAACGGGTGACACGGCGTTTATTGAGTTCGCTGCAAAACTTGCCAAGCAGAGTCGAGAGCTGACCCTATTATCTAATCAAGCCTCGGTTGCCTCTGGCGCTATAAATAGCCTTAGCCAATCCGTAACGGGGCTAGGAAAAGTTGATCACGGCTTTACTGACGTTCAGCGCCGAGCCACGATTGCCATACGCCAGCGCATTGCTGAAACGCTAAAGCAACGCAAGCTAGAGGTAGAAACCCAAAAACAATATCAAGCCATTTTCATTAAGAACGAAAAAGAAGCGCAAAAGCGCCGACTAGAAGTGATTAAAGAAGCCAATGGCGAAGTTGATGGCGGGTTTATTGTGTCATTAGCTAATCAAAAAGCAGCATCAGAGGCCCATTACAAGGCGCTAAAAGCGGCTAATAGGGATATTGCCTCCGACATTATGAACGCTTACGAAACGGCCTCTATGAGCGTTGAGAACACTTTAGCCGATGCCATGATGGGAACTAAATCATGGGGCGAGGCAATGAAATCTATTTTCCGAGAAGTGGCTAGAGAATACGTTATTACGAATATGGTTAAGCCGCTAATGGGTAATATTGGCGATGCGTTTAAAACGGCATTTACTGGCAAAGCCATAGGTGGGCCAGTTGCAGGCGGCAATACACCATATATCGTAGGCGAAAAAGGGCCAGAGCTTTTCGTGCCTAATAGTGCAGGCCAAATCGTACCCAACGATCAGTTAGGTTCTGGCGGCGCGGTAAACGTCACTTTCAACATTCAAGCTAATGACACACGCGGCTTTGACCAGCTATTGCAGCAGCGCCGTGGTCAAATTATCGGCATGGTTAACCAAGCCATGAATGACCGTGGACAGAGGGCTATTGCATGAGCTACCCAACCACCCCAGTTTTCACAAGCCTAACGCCTACGGACAACAACCCAACTATGACCAGTACGGCGATTAGTGGGCGTATGCAAAGCCGTAAAATTGCAGGGCAATTCTGGTCTTTCTCTGCCACTTACGCGCCTCTAACTCAGGCCGAATTTAAGCCTGTGAGAGCATTTGTGGCAGGCCAGCGCGGTCAGCATGGCGTATTCACTGTTGTACTGCCTATTGAGTCTGACTCTAGCGGCACAGGAGCAGGAACTGTCACTTGCGCGACAACTAGCAAGGGTTCCAGTAGCGTGACCGTAGCGGGGCTTACAGGCGCTTTAAAGGCGGGTGACTTTGTAAAGTTTAGCGGTCATACAAAAGTCTATATGCTCACGGCTGATCGAAGTGGTGCGGGTAGTCTTAGTATCGCCCCGCCGTTGGTTGAGAATGTAACCTCAAGCGATACGGTTATTTATAACAGCGTCCCATT